AACAGGATTTCATGAGTGGAGCACAAATGGCCGCTGGTCGTGGTGTGGGTACGTATATCGGTGCAGGTAAGGTAGCAGACACAGCGTCACCAGTGATAGGAGCGAAGGTGCAGGACTTCAAAGACCGACGCAATCAGGTAGGGAGATACAACGCACCTAGTTCTGACTACTCTCAAGGTGCAGCACCTGAAAGCAGAGGGGTCAGGGGCTTCAACGAGCAGGGTGCGAGGACATACACCCAAGTCCAACCATCCTTCGACTCCACGATGTTTGACCCGGTTGACGCACAGCAAACAGCCATGGCCAATCTTTCAAGACAGAACACAGCAATGGTAGATGCATTCAATGCAGGTCAGGAAAAGGAGAATCAACTACCAGTCGGAACTGTGATGCCGGGCTACGGCAACCCCAAACCAGTACCCACTCAACCCGGAGAGAAGTACGGACAAGAGGTACAACTAGGACCTTACCAGACCATGGGTACAAACCAAGCAAACCAGATTCTAGGAGGACAAGTGGGAGTCTCCCCTCCAGCAACTCCTACAATGTCTCTTGAGGATGCCAACAAGAAACTAGGACCTAATTTCCAAGATTCAGCGTTTAACGTGCCCCAGAACTTCCAACTCGGAGTGTACGGAACACCAATGGGTGGGGGCAACCAAGCGATACCGGGGCAGAAAGGAATACAGCCCAACATGTTCAATCCCAGTGCACCAACCACCAGCGTGACTCCTCCCCCAGAATCAAGTGTCGATGCTACCTCTGAGTACTACGCTACACTCTCTCCTGAGGTACGGCAGATGATTATGAATCAGAAAACCGCAGGAGAACCGATGGAACTGGCTTTTATGTTATTGAAATCGGTGATGGAATGAGCGACGAGTCGATGGATGACTTCATCATCCAGATGGACAGGGAGATGTGCAAGAAGTCATTCGAGTACTTCTTCGTGGACATACTCGGTTTCCTGTTCAGCGGCCATCACCAATCTTGGAAGGACGGACTTGAAGAATCGCAGTACTACTGCGTGAAAGCATCTCGTGACCACGGCAAGTCCGTGTTCTTCATGTCCTATGCATTGTGGCTTGCCGCATTCAATCCCGGCAAGCACATCATGATTTTCTCACACTCCCTTGAGCAGACGCTTGAGCACATGCGCTTCATAAAAAGCAACATCGACAGGACCGATTGTCTTCGTGACCTCATACCAGAGGGCAGACCTTGGGCTAAATCGTACTTCGAGTTCTCCAACGGCTCTCGTATCATGGCCAAGTCGGTCGGTGGTGCTACTCGTGGTTTCCACCCCGACGTGGTTGTCTGTGACGATATCCTGTGGGGCACTAGCGGCACTGAACTACAGAGAACCGCAGATTGGTTCTACGGTGTACTACTTCCAGTTCTCCACCACAGCAGCAAACTCATGATGGTAGGAACTCCATTCAGTTACAACGACCTGTATGCTGAGTTGGAGCAGAAGGAGACGTTCCGTGTGGAGACCTTCCCTGCGATAAACAACGAGGGAATTGCACTTTGGCCTGAACGTTGGAACATAGAGGCACTGGAACAGAGGAGGCTTTCCATGCCAGCAATACAATTCAGCCGTGAGTATCTATGCGAGCCTATCCACGATGTGGCCAGTATGTTCCCGATGGATATACTAGAAGGTGCTAGGGATACAGAACTCACCCTGATAGACAGGGCTGAAACCAACTACAACGAGGAGGGAGAGCCTGACGGTGTCTTCGGTCAACACTTCATAGGGCACGACCCAGCCATATCATCCGACAAGAACGCTGACTTCACAGCAATGACTGTCATGAGGCAGATTCCAGATGAGGAGTTCAAGCAGATAGTACACGTCGTACACGAGCGTGGTATGTCTTCGATGGCACAAAAGAGGATGATGGTAATGCTCAACAACAAGTTCAGTCCCGAACTGATAGAACTTGAGGGTAACAACTTCCAGAGGATGCTTGAGCAGGAGATGAGGGAGATGGCGGCAGACATGCCAATCCGTGTATTCATGACCACCAGAGCCAAGAAGGAGTCATTGTTCATGTCATTACTTCTGGCGTTTGAGCAAGGTCACATCAAACTACCATACGGCGACGAGAGAAGCAGAAAGTACACACATGAGGTTGAGAGCCAGTTAAACAGATTCGGCATGCAGAAGAACGGCAGGCTTGAGAGCGTGGGTGTTCATGACGACTTGGCGATGAGTCTGGCTCTCGCTAATTGGGCATCAAAGGAGTTCAAAGGAACTGTTGTCCTCCTAGATGATTATATGCCGGGCTTCGACAGCATGTTCGGCGGGAAGGAACAGTCCGGCGGAGGGTGGCTAATACCCTGAGGTGAGAGAGATGGTAAGATACAACAATAACATTAGTACAAACATATCAGACAATACGACAGGCGTTTTCTACACATACTGGGGTGAAGACAATCTGGTATAGTGCCATACTGAAGGAAGACATAGACTTCCAGACTGAAACCATACAGAAGGAAGAGGAGAAGTTCACTCCCTCATATGCATTCTCCAACACAGGAAACGGTTGGTTCGAGACTCACTTAGGTTGCAGTGCTTCCGATTTTGTACTGAGACTTAGGAAGATGAGGAGAAACAACAAGGACGTAAAGGCCGACATCGACCTATTGATTGACGATGTCAGGACACTCAAGGCGCTAGAGGTGAAGACCACACTCAAAGGAATATCTTGGGCAAACGGCAAAGAGAGCACGATAAAACAACTTGGTGCTAGTGATAGAGACCTCAAGAGCCTCAGGAGATTCGGTGAGAGTCGAAGAGTCGGTCTCATACAAGCCTGTAATCTATGGGACAGCGCAGACTCATCATTGAAGATGCTAGACCAATTCACAGATGTATGGGGAGAACATGAATCACAGGCTTGGGCAACCGCAATGCAGAGCAAAACCGATGCCAAGAAGATGTGGAGAAGCACCCTACATCAATCTAAACGTCTGACACAGAAGGAGCAGGACACACTGACCAAGGCATCACATATACTGCAATTAGAAGGTGCTCTCTCCAGCAGGAGACTACAGGAGAGAATGCTAGACCAGTCCATATTACACAAGAGCATGACAGCAGGCAAATTGTCCAAGTTGCTCTCGATGTACGGTGAGGAGTACGATATCATCAGCGGTCCTAAGAAGGGCACATTCGTCAAGATGGATGACGATGGAATCATCATCAAGAATCCTTGGTCATATGCCGCTGACTTCCTAGAGTCGGATGGATTCATCAAAATCTCTGAGCGAGGTGAGGTTTCACTGGGCTTCATATCACCGGGAAAAAGAGGCAAGGTGCATTGCGAGCAACTGCACAAGATGATTCAAGGTGGCTCTCTGCAACTCAATAGAAAAATCTCGAAACAACATACAACTCAACACAGACTCATCTTCAGCATGGACAATGAGGTGTCTAGTATCCTCAAGAACATGCTACCATATCTATCTTCTAAGAAGGAACAAGCGGAATATGTGCTTGAAAAGATGGAAACACTCAAGCACGACGCTCTACACGACTCTGCTAAACAGGTGGGTGATGTAGATGGCAGATGAGAGTCCTGTTAGAAGATTCCTAGACTCTTTGAACCCTTTCAAGAGGCGAACTACACCTCAACCACAGATGCCCCTGTATACCACTGGGATACAAGAACCAGTGCTGGCTCAGGGTATTACCATCCCAGCCCTGTACGCTGTATCACATGAGAACCTGATTCTCAGAACAGTCCTGTCAAAACTACAGCAGGAGATATTCAGGAGAGGGTACTTCTGGGAAAAGAGATTCAGATTCAAGTGTGACACCTGCGGCGAGGAATACCATCATGACGTAGAGATGTGCACATCATGTCAAAGTCCGGTAAGACCACCAAGTCCAGACGAGATTATCTACCCAAGATGGCTTCTCAAGGAGCAGAACTCGATGGAGCAAGATTTCATGCATGTTCTGTATGAGATAGAGAAGGACCTCAATGTCGTTGACGACGCATTTCTAATTATAGTGAAGGAGTATTACGTTGACCCAGATAATGGAGAGATACAGTTTTTCAGAGTAAAGGAACTCATTCGTGGCGACCCCATATTCATGCGTATAGTATCAGACAAGAGAGGAGTCAGAGGTGGTAGGTACAAGGTCTGCCCTCTTCACAGGACGCAGGTATCATATCCCGGTCAAGAGGGTGACTGCCAAGTCTGCGGTGGGCAGATGGAAGACGTGCATTACATCAACATGGCTGGTAGCGGTAAGAGTCAGTACTACCTCAAGGGTGAGGTACTACACGTCAGCAAGTACAATCCCTCGAAACTCTACGGAAGAAGTCCAGTCAACACAATGTGGAGACAGGCCATGACACTCACAGCGATGGACAATTACATGTACACATCCTATCAGAAAAGAAGAGCACCCAAGGGAATCATATCAGTCACGACCGACAATCTAGAGTCGATGAAATCCTTCTGGAAGACAGTCGATGAGAAGATGGAGAGAGACCCCCACTACATTCCTAAAGTCGGTATAGAGAGTTCCAGTGGAAGAGGGGGTGTCAATTGGATTAAGTTCATGGACACGCTTGAGGAGATGCAGTACATCGCTGTTCGTGACGAGATGAGAAACAGGATAGCAGCATTCTATGGGGTATCAGCAGTCTTCATGATTGACAACGGCAAGAGTGGCGGTCTCAACAACGAGGGGATGCAGATTCTCGTTACCAATCGGGCTGTGGAGTATGGTCAGAAGGTATACACCGATGTGCTATTCCCACGCATGCTCAAAGAGATGGGAGTAGAAGACTGGAAATTAACACTCTACCCGAACGAGGAGGAAGATGAGATAACCAGACTCAGAAGAGACGAGATGGAAGCCAACCTAGCACAACGAATGATGATGCTAGGATACAAACCCGAACTACTCGAAGAGGGAGAGAGGGACATTCGTTTCGTATACAAGAAGGTAGACCCTATGGAAGGACAAGGGATGCCGCCCGGAGGCGGTGGTATGCCTATGATGCCACCCGGAATGCCACCCGGAATGCCACCGGGAGGGGCAATGCCGCCCGGTATGCCGCCCGGAGTCATGCAGAGAGTACAGGGTATGCCACCCGGAATAGCAAATCCCGGTGGTGAAGGTATGGGTATCAGAAACGCACCACCAGCAAGGCCTGAACAAAGAGCCACAGCAGGAGCAGGCTCACCGTTTTCCAACGTCCAACAGAGAGGACCACAACAAACTCCCGTTCAGAGAGCACAACGTGGCATTTCAGACGCAAAACGCCCTCGTGGTGCATAAGGATAATTAAAGGAACAACACTTCGGAGGGCACGAGTGAGTATGGACCTATTGAAGTTAGACCCGATGGCTAGGAAGTTAAACGTGCATGCAGAAGCCTTCACCAAGGCTTTTGAAAATGGAAACGCAGATGATGCGAAACAACATCTAGAGGAGATGCTGAAGTTCGGCGGATACCTGCACGAGGACCTAAGTGTCAAACTAACCAAAGCGGATAACCCGCTTTCCGAATACGTAAATGGTGTAGCACCTATGAAGTTCAATGAGAGAGGCACTAATTTCGATGTCAATCAAAGAGACAGTCAGTTGCCGGGCACAATCATTTCTGCACGAAGCAACAGCAGGATGAGACCCCACACTGGTACTTTCGGAAGAGCATACAGACCAGAGTGAGGATTAAGTGTGACAACCGAAGAGAGTGGAACAGAGCGGTTAATGAATGCTCTAATCAACAAGATGGAGTCCATGGACCGTTCTCTCGATAGTTTGAAACAAGAGAACATAGAACTCAAGAAAATGATTCAAAGACCCGGAAACCTACTCAAAAGAGCAGGTTTCATATCAGTCAACACACCTCTCTCTGAGGATGTAGAAACTGATAATTTCAGAGCAGACCTAGATATGGGAGAGGCTACTCTATTGAAAGGCAAAAGAGTAGACATTGGTGTGATGAGCAACGAAGACGTACACCAGATGTCTTGGGATGACATTCACGATTTGGCAGACAGCACCAAGAACGTGGAGGTATTATGATGAGACCGAGATATGAAGAAGTTTCCAATGAGGCAGAAGCACTATTGAAGAAAGCACAAAATCTAGCAAAGAGGGCAGAGAAACTTGAGAAATCCGCTCAACCTAACTACGAACAGACTTTCTCCACAAAACCAGAGGGCATGCATTTCGTATCAGAGACCGGTGGACAGACCAAAAGCGCAGGGTATTCGACCAACGGACATCTACTAGATGTGGAGGACGTAGCCAACAAAGGTGCAACTTCCAGTTCCTTCAATGTCGAAGAACTTGCAAAGAGGATGAATGCACATCAAGGTGGAGACCAAGACCGTGACGTTTCCACAGACAACAAACAACCAGATAGAGACTAGGTGGTAACGTGTGTATGAAGACTCAGTATCCACGTTCGTGAAGGCAAGAGAACAACTCCTGCTCAGTATTCTAGACGGACTAGACGTAGATGGAAGTATAGAGGAATACGTCATCGCCAAAGCGGTGATGGAGCAGGATGGCTTCACCAATGACATCACTTGGAAGGAGAACATATGCGAATCCTTCGTCAGAAAAATGACTTACAATGGTAAAGGATACATACCGAAACAACAATTCCTAGCCATACAAGCCGAGCAGAACCAACAACATCTCTCCAAGACTCAACCTTGGAGAGGCAGGGTCAAGAGGAGAGGGGCTTCGCACCATCACGACCTTGAGGTCGCAGATATGGGTATAGTACCCTACGGTGATTCCAAGTCCAATCCCTTCAGCAGTCACTACGACCCGTCGAAGAGGATGCTACCCTCAGGGCGTTCAATCAGAGACGAGTTGATGGTCAGGCAGATGCTACCCACGCTCACCAACCACAAGACCCACGGAAAGATATCAGCGGCTGTGGAGCATGCACAAGACAGGATGCTCAGGAAGAAGGGCAGTCCACACCACAAGGGTATGGAGAAGTTGGACCTAGAGGGCAACACAGTGAGGAACTTCCACGGTCTCGGTCCTCTCGGTGGTCTGAAGGACGTATCACTCAAGACCATGCAAGACGTGTACGAGAGGGACTACCAGCGCTGGCTCAGTGGTGACGAGGAGTGGAAGAGCATCAACCCTGAGACTGGTGAGGTGGACCACGACGGGTCTTGGAGGACAGGCTCTATCGCAGATGCCAGAGCAGAGGGGCTGTCAGACGAGATACCAGAAGGTCACTTCCATTCGCAGGAGGAACTGGCTCTTAGGAAACTACACGCAGACGACAGGGCTAGGAGTTGGAATCACAAACACATGGACACTGAGGTCAAGGAGCAGCCCTTCGACTACGCACTAGCAGACAAGGAAGGCAAAATGCCACCAGCGGAGACTATCGACCATGGATACAATCTGGGTCTTGGTGGTTTCATACACCAACTACAGTGGTTCTCTCCCAGAGAGAGGACAGCGATAATGAACAAGATGCAGGATGGTTTGGACAAGGTGGGAAACCAAGACATCAAACTACCAGACGGCACTACGGTATCTGCTGGGAGGATAAAGAGGTCAACACAACACATACTCAATTCAATGTCAAACTGGGGTGGCAGGAAGCATGGCTTCACTAACGAGAATATCATACCACATAGGGAGAATAACGAGGAGCAATTATCCAACAAACAACAAGACGAGTTCTTCTCAGCACTTCACGACATAGTGCATGATGACGACTTCGAGCACAGGGACACTATACACGACAACCTCAGAGAGGCTCTGGGTCTGGAGTTCGTCAAAGCCAATGATGAGAACGGTCTTGACAAGGATGGTCACTTCCACAAGGAGACCGGCAAGGCACACAAGGAGTTCAACCACCTACCCAAGTTGTCGAAGCACAGTGAGAGGTCAATCAAGAGATACCAGAAGAAGAAAGAGGGTGCATCCGAGGAGGATGCGATAGCCGCTCACTATGACAAGTCCCTGAATGACATAATCAACACAGGCCATAAAGAAGATGTTAGGCTATCCAAGAAGGAGATTCTCTACGCATTGGGATACAACGAGGACATGACTGAGATGAGCGAGGATGACAACCATCACTATCCCAACTTCTCAGGTCCTCTGCTCGACAGGGACACACTAATGTCGGTACTCTCCAAAGCCAAGTCTCAAGGAGACCTAGGCAAGGATGCCAAGGACATACGCAACGACATGCTCCTACATGGAGGTCTGTACTTCGATGAGTCCGAGATTGACCCGGAGATGGCCGAGGTCATGCAGGACTTGAGGATTCCCGATAGCACAGGTCACTACGGCCTAGGTGCTTTCTTCGCTCCGGCCTTCGCTGCTGGTGGTCTTGGTAGAAACCCACACACGTTGATGGAGATGATTTTCAGGCACTTCTCAAACGCAGAGGGTGAGAGTCATCTAGGGATGGTAGATGGTGAGCGCATAACACCCAATGAGTTCAACATAGGAATGATTGCACCTTTCCTCAATCACAAGCGTGGTGTCTTCAACACCCCAGCAAATATACTATCCAAGTACGGACAGTCTATGGTCGTAGGAGGAGACGGCACGACTCCGAAGAATCAGATTCTCGCAAACCTTTCACACTTGTCACCCGGTCTGGTCAACACCATATCCAGAATGTCAGAAGATGATGTGAAGGAGAAGTACGGTAAGAACTACAGAATCACCAAACCCGACTACGCTTCCGGTGCTACCAACTCAAGAATACCGCACGGCAAGGGGTACAAGAGGTCAAAAAAGAAAGAGGCAGACATAGGCGCTACGAACCTAGCATCAACCATAGGAGTGGGTGAGGCGTTATCGACCGGAGACAACGTGCAGGATACATACGAGGAGAAGATAGACCCAGACCAAGTTTCTACACATCAACATATCTGGGCACACGCCATAGCAACCATGTTGGGAAGAACCGGAAACGAAAGACCTCGTGGTAGACTGAGACTGGACAAAAAAGTGTTGGGAGTGAACCTTCCATCTTTCGGTGCTAGGAGCGGTGATGAGCAGGCCATTAACGAGTTTTTCCAGCATATGGATATTGACCTACCGAAAGAGAAAGAATTACGTGGAAAGCACTTACAAGGCCAAACCAGAACAGTTTATTCTGATGCTCCAAAGGCTGAAAGTAGATTAAGGGAGCGCATGGACAGGGTACAATCCCATCACCAAGCAATAGAACGGATGGCGATGGTTCTCAGGCAACTCAAACCAGAGGGCACGTTCAGCCCTGACAACCCCAACTTGGATGCGGAGATTGACGGTCTGTTCAGGGATGCCAACATGGTCTTGATGCATCTACCGAGGGGTGCGGAGATAGAACTACCCAACGGTGAGACTTGGACAAACAACCTCAAGGTGATGGAGCATGGTTTAGACAAAAAGCAAACAGACTTGCAGAGGACTGGACTCCACAGACTACCAGAGCACATGCGAGAGCACGGATTCAGAGTAGACTCGAAAACAACCCTAGACGACCTAGTAAAACATCTAGGCATGGGTGAGGATGGTACTCACTCAGCGCACTATGGAAACGTGCTGGACTCGATAAAAGCGTCACTCGACCCCAACAACGAGGATGACCACAGAGTAATCATGTCTCTCAATTCCATGACGACAAATCCCCCTGAGTTGTATATAGGAGAGGGCCAAAGGATGTTCTTGGGTTATGATGACATAGAGCACATGCATGACCATGCAGGGAAGATATTCGCATCCACTAGAGACCGCACCTCCGACAACAAGAGACTCTCCAACGAGGAGTCTGAGGAGAAGTACGGTTTTTCCCAAGATGGTTTACTTGGGTACACAAAACGCATAGAGTCCCAGATGAGGGGACTCAGGGGTCAGGTCAACAGCCTTCCCAAGGAGGTTCAGGACAATCTAGGTCTGACGTACTTCGCAGCCCCTGAGATAGGTAGGGGTAGGGAAAGACGCTCTCTGCTCTCCAATAAACCAATCAAAGCACGACGAAGTGGTCAAGCAGAGGGTGGTGATTTGAGAAGAAGAGCAGACTACATTCAACATGCGAGCAAGGACCTCTTCGTGCATGACCCCAACTTCGACCTATCATCGTCACCTGCTATGATTGAGAGTGAGGCCATAGGATTCGGAGCAAGGGATTTGCACCCTATAGGAGTACAAGGCACACCCGTCATGGACCTCTACGGATACTCAGGACTCATGGAGCACGGCAACCACAGACTCAGGAAACCAGCCGAGTCATTCGATGCCACCTTCGGTAAACTCACGTCAGGACCGACAGCCGCTCCTCAGCCGATGCACGCAGTACCCATGTCAGTCATCCAACAACATTTCGGGGGAGAAGTGGCAGCAGCAGTCCAGAGCCTCGATGACCAGAACGTCTCTATGACGGGTGCTAATCAGTACATGGTCTACCCAGACGGTACTGTACCAGCAGCCCAGCCTTACTCGATAACGACCAGCGAGCCATCTGACTACGCAGCCTTCCTTCTCAACCCAGACTCACTGATGCTGAAAGGGGATGACACACCGAACTTCGTACCGCCAATACGACCCATGCACAGGATATTCAACTTCAAGGACATGGAGCAACTCAGGGGTTTCACTGGCTCTTGGGTGGTATCCAAGTGGTATGAGGGAGAGAGGGTCGTGGTCATGAAGTTGAACGACAAGGTATCAGCGTACAACGAACATAACTCAAGAATGAGCATTCCTGATTGGGTCAAGGATGGTGTCAACAACCTAGGGAAGAAGGACTGCACATTAGACGGTATACTCTCAGATGACGAGTTGCACATCATCGACATCACCTACTACGATGATACCGATATAACAGATATGACCATACAAGAGAGACTGAAGATACTCAGGGGACAGTTCGATGGATACGACAACGTCACTGTGCCCGGACCACACGACACACGCATGACTGACGATGATGGTCTGGAAGACACGGTAAAGTCACTTCTTGAGGAACATGACTGCCTACTCATCAGAGACGGTAAAAGCACATACATGAAGGGAGAGAAGAGACACCCGAAGTGGGTTCTACTCAGACCCAACAAGAATGTCAACCTCAGGATTCTAGACAAGAGAGGCAAGAAGAGCATCACATACAGGTTAGGTGCAGGACCTCTGATTGACGATGAGGGTATAGAGAATGCCACAGTAGACTACGAAGGGGAAGTATATCTAGACGTAGGTACGGTATCTAGTCCTAAATCATTTGAAGAGGGTGACATAGTCGAGGTGGAAGTTACTGGCATCAAAAGAAAGAAAATCAATGGGAGAGAAGTATACGACTTGAATCCAGTGAAGATAGTGGGTGAGGGAGAAGGTGAGTCCAGCGTCAGCATGGAGACACTCAACATACTAGCCAAGTCCGTACCAAATCTACACTTCCCGCATGATGTGGATATAGAGGACAACACCTTGATTGTCAAGACATGCATTGACAACGACGTATTCTACACATTGGAAAAATCAGACTTGGGATATTGGGTACACTCACCACGCACACTCCTCTCGGAGTTCGGTGAGTCAGACTACTCAATCAGATTGTCTGACAGTCTCAAACCATATTGGTCTCAGGTTGCTAGCATGATACTCAAAGGCAAGGTCGAGAAGAGACCCATACCTGAGAAGAAGGTACAGGACAAGGCCAAGACACTGGCAGAGAAGAACCAACTGCTCAAGCCACAGATGGAGAAAGCGCTCGGTGTCATGGTCAGAGTTCTGGATGCTCTAGAGAAGGGACATTTTCCAATGAGCGGTGGAAAGGGACTAGGAATAGAACTAGGTGGTAGTGTAGAAAGTCCTAGAGGACCAACAACCCTAGATGGGGAGCAGACCTTGCCTGACTATGATATGAGGGCAAGACCCACAGAAGATGATGAAAAACCATATCCACATATGAAGCGACAACAAAAGAAGGATAAGGGTATCAAAAACGAAGATTCAGGTCCAGATAAAGAAGCAACAACAGTTTAGTTTGTTGCCGCTTCATATAAGTAGTATGACACAGTAACTCTGAGTCAGTGTGCTATCCCCATTGCGACAACCTCAGTCTGGAATTACACTCATCAAGGGTGGAGACCTCGTTGTTGCCGGGTATGCTAGCGTAGAAGTAGTTGACAAGCAAGGAGACAAAATTACGAAAGAAGCATTGAAAGGCGCATTCAAGAAATACATGGAGGACCACAGATACAGAAACGTGCAATTAGCGCATTCTAACATTCAAGTGGGTGAAGTAATTCCTAATTATACAGATAGCGAAGGGAGGTTGTGGAAAAGCGAAGTTGACGATGTCGGAATGTTTGTAGTTGTAGAATTACGAGACGACATCGAAAAAGCAAAGGAAGTCGCTGCCGAAATACGAAAAGGCTCATTGAGAGGTTTTAGTATTGGAGGGCAGGCATTCAAACGAGTCAGAAAATCAGACCCGGTACATGGAGACTACCAAGAAATCAGCAAACTTGAACTACACGAAATCACAATTTGTGAGAAAGGAATAAATCCAGAAGCAACATTTAGGATATTAAAAGAAGATAAAAACAAGGTGAAAAAAATGACAGAAGCAGAAAATGATGTAATGACGCAAATGACAGATGTCCTGTCACGTCTGGAAGGAAGACTCGACTCCATGGAGAAAGGGGAAATGCCACCGGGCTTGAAAGAGCATATGCAAGGCAAGAAGAACGACGACGACGGCGATGAGAAAGACGACGAAGAGAAAATGTATGGTGACAAGAAAGAAGCCATGAAAGATGAAGAAGACAAAGATGTCGAAAAATCACAATACTCTGACGTTATCTCCTCTGAGTACCTAAATTGGATGGAAGACACTCTGAAGAGTGCAGGTGTGGACACAATTTCCGCACGTGCTCACTTTGATGATGTCAACAAGGCAAACCTTGGTTCTACCCCAGAAGAAATTGGAGACGGAGCAACAAGGTTTGGTGGACAAGCACCAAAGAGGGAATCCGTAGACGGAAAGCCAGAAGTCCCCAAGGCCAACTTTGGCTCTGGTGGAAAAGGCAAGAAATCCACACTAGAGAAGTCTGACTTCCTAACAGCAGACAGAGTATCTGACTCAGACATCGAGGCAGCATACGAGGTCTACAAAGCAGCAGCACTGGAGCAGGAGTTCAAGGGAAGCCTAGAAAACCACTTCTCCAGCAGATTCGCATCAGAGAGGCAACACGAAATAGCAAAAGCAGAAGCAGCAGCATTCGATGCTCGCAGCCCACTAGCCGCTATCGAGAAGTCTCTAGCCGCTCTTACAGAGCGCATCGACAGCATCGGCTCAGTAGAGTCCGGTTCTACAATCGCAAAATCAGCAGCATCCCTTCCAACCGTTGAAATCCCTTCAACTGAGGAACTCGCAACAATGAGTTGGGACGAGGTACATAACCTCGCAAACAGCACCTTCAGGAGTGATTAAGAATGGCAAGAAACTACGTACGCACAATAACAGACATGGAAAGATACTACTACGGAGCAGGTAACTCAATGGGTTACTCCTACTCCGGCAGTGAACTATTGAAAGCAGATGCACCAATGCTCTCTTCAACCGCTGGAACATACAATGCAATCTACGGACGCAAAGTATGGTCGCAGATGAACCAAGAGTTCAACGCATTCAGCATACTACCGAAGAGACCTTGGGACAGGTCAGGATGGAGAGTTCTAACTGACAAACCTAACTCAGGCGCAATACACGGTGGAGTTGCAGAGAATGCAGCCCTACCAGACACAGTAAAGCCAAAGTTCGAGCACGTGGCAGCAAAACCAAAGACAATCGTTCACACGTTCGACATGTCCGAGACTGCTATCTTCCTTGCTGACAAGGATGACGGAATGGGCGACATACGCTCAGTCCTGAAAGAAGAGATGGGCAAGCACCACGCAGAGATGACCAACAAGATGCTTCTAACAGATGTATCTACAAAGGCTGGTAACAACTTCGAGTCTCTTGACAGAGTAACTATCGGTGACACGAGTGTAATGGCCGCTGGCGGTACTCACTACGATGACAACGACGAGGACATCTACTCCATCGACAGAAGCGCAACTACTGGCGGCTGGGGATATGCTGAGGCTAACACTGGTGGCACTGGCGCAACTGACAGGGTTCTAAGCCTAGACCAACTAGACGACCTATTCCAGAAAATCTGGGTACGTGGTGGAAACCCCAAGGTCATTCTAACTGGATACGACACTCTGATGAGACTACAGCAACTGCTACAGTCCCAGCAGAGGTTCATGGAAGAGAAGAGAGTCACCCCAACCTACAACGGTGTCAAGGGTGTACCGGGAATGGAAGCCGGATTCGTAGTAGCAACCTACAACGGAGTTCCAATCATCCCTTCCAAAGACGTAGAATCAGATGTAATCAGCAGGATGTACTTCCTAGACACTGACTACATGTACTTCAGCACGGCGATACCAACACAATACTACGAGAGTGGAATTGAGACTGGTGACCCATTCGCAATCAACAGACTAGGGCAAGAAGGAATGTACAGGACCATGGGAGAACTATGGACGACTTTCTTCGGTGGACAAGGGAGCATTCGTGACCTTAAGTGAGTCAGTCTGGAGATAATGGAGGAATAAAAAATGGCACACGTACAAACAACAGTAACAACGACATACTTAGACATACCAATGGGTGGAAACACTGGTGGGGCATTAGAAAATGTCCCTAACGCAGACGGCACAGTAGCCGCTAACACAGCATGGCAAAGTGCAGGTGGAGCAGCATTCGTTGCAGGAACGTCAGGATACCCCGGTACTCTGGATGCTTTCGGAGCAACGAACACGCAAGGTACTAACAAACCAGTATCAGGTCTACGATTGATTTCGGTTAGTCTGACTGGTGATACTGGTACTGCACACACCTTCGATGTGAATGCTTTCAACAGCAATTACAGCAAGGTCTACGCAGTTCTGAGTCTAATCAACGACACAGATACCGACGAGTCCCTACTCGCAGCAGCAACAGTAGTTGCTCATGAGGCTGGAACAGTCGCTTACACCACCGCTGGAAACACAGACGTAGTTCTACTAACGGCTATAGTAGGCTGAGGTGGTTTCAGTTGCCAACCGTAACTTTTCTCGGACCTCACCACAGGAGAAACTCTCCTGATGGTGGGCCTGAGTTTGTTAGGACGGAATCGCAGGAAAAAACCCAAGAGTGGGTAGACCAATGGAGAAACAGATTACCAGCAGAAAGGTGGGCAATCGAGGGAGACGAACCCCTCACCACCGATGCTGGTAACGACGGTCTACCAGATGATGGATGGCGCAGAGCCGATATCATAGATTGGATAAGAGATAACGGCGGAACTGTCGGTAGGGTCTACCAAACCAAGACTCAACTACTAGCACAAGTCGATACAATTCTAAACCCACCCGCACCTGAGCCGGTTGTCGAAGAGATAGCCGAAGAGCCAGTTGTGGAAGAAGTGGTTGAGGAAGCGGTCGAAGAGACGGCAACAGAAACAATAATGGAGGAATAAAAAAATGGCAATATCATTTGACCCAAGACCAACGATAATAGGAAACCTAGTGCTAGTGACTGGTACTTTTGCAGACGGCGATACAAGCATAGACTTCTCAGGACACTTGGCTAGTCTAGTTTACGGCGATGTAATAGTAGTAGGCGGAGACAACAACCCGACTGAGGAAGCAAACCCGGTAGCAATTGGTGCAAACGGCACTACCCTGCACTTTAGTGAGAGCGCATCTCTAGGCGGAAGGTTCATTGGCATAGGTTTCCGCAATTAAGGCGGTGACCTAGATGGCAAAGACACTTACGATACTTGGACCGTTCGCCCCTACTGACTTCAACAGCAGTAGTGCGAAGACGACGATGCAGAACGCAGTGATTGCTGCTATAGGCAGTAACGCACCTGTGGCAGTTGACCCACATACGATTCTGGGTAACGTGTATATATTTGTGACAACGAGTTGATGGTGAGGGATATGAATGGGTTTCGATATACAAACTCTTGAACTCAGCGACATAGAACGTGCACAGAAGCAGAACGTCAAACTAGCAGAGACTCTTGGAACTGGCTCGGTATTCAATACCGACAAACCTCTGGCAGGCACTGTCAGCAAGCAGAACAAGAGAGTCGAAGACATAAGCGATATACTCAACATAGGTGCAGGAACACGGTGCAAGCACTGTGGTCTCCTTCACTTCATGTTCGTGGAGAAGTGCAGTTCATGCAAGAAACCGATGGAGTACAACATGGGCCACAGGAATGAGGAGGCTCGGTGGTAATGCCACAGGTGTTCAGTCCCGGTGAGGCAGAGACAAGGCCTCTTGACCCCACTGCGATTGTATACACCACAGCACAGAAAGTCGCAGATTTACTAGACATAGGACCACAAGAAGCAGTTCTAATGAGCAAAGATGCAGACTCTGATGCCATATACATCACTGGTGCTGACTATCGTAATATCGGATTTTCAGTAGGAGATAAAATACGAATCTACAGTGACGCTGACCCCCTAGGTGAAGAGGACCTCTCCATCACCGCTATCGGCAAAGGTACTTCAACTAAGGCTGGTAGTGTCAAACTCACATTCTCAGGCGCTACTCTCACTGCTACTGACTACGAGGTAGCAGACAATGGATACGTGCAGAATCAAGCATCATTCACCAACGGCAGGACAAGAGGACTGACCAAGGACAAGGTGGATGCCATCATCAGACGCATGCAGGACAAGATAGACAACATGACACACAACTCATGGAGACCGAATCTCGTCACTGCTGAGTACATCAACTTCGACACATACAAACCATACAGGCGTAGGTACTACACGGATTACGTGGGTACTACCCCTCTTCTATATAGAAACGTACAGCAACTCCTACGTCTAGAACTATGGCAAGGAGATGACTACAGGGAGATTGGTGCAGCAGAAGCACGTATTATCATACCAGATAGTGTGAACACCTTATCAGGCTCTATCGTTCTATGCCCCGGAAACAGCACAGCATCTACTGTCACTTTGACTATGGGCACTGCATCCAATCAGTGGAGAGCAGACTTCGACAAGATAACCACAGCACAGAATCTCGCTGACCTAATCAACAAGGAAGATAGGGTCGGAAAGGCAGGAGTGGACTTCTCACCCGCTTTCACATTAGAGGGGAGCACCTCTAACGTAGCAGTGAACAACGAGTTCCTTGCTACAGCAAACTCCGATTTAGGCAGTGGTATTGTAAAGATAACAAGCATGAGACCGATAAAGGGGGGAGAAACATGCACAATCGCCTCCACTAATTCCAATGTCACTATAGATGCAGCAATCGGTAATACTGCTGTTGTCAATAGTGTTACGACTAGCGTACTAACTGTACACACGGTCGATGGAGACGGTAATGTGACAGCAAAAAACACAACATCCAATTTCGTGGATTCTGGAGTCTTATCCGTTGGTGATACAGTTATCAGATACACAGGTAAGACCTCAAATGTACTCGATGCTAATGGGAATGTGACCTCACATGGTACATTCACTGGTTGTTCTTCTGTTGTAGGTTCTTCAGTAGACGACTTGAATGGGCTTACTGTCACTCAGCATAAAATGGATGTTGACCTACAGGGAAGCACTGGAGACGGTGGCAGGCTACGTGACTTCTGGCTAGACCCTGAGATGGGAATCATATACTTCAACAACTCATACCCGTTCTTCGAGTGGAACGCAGTCAAGGCATCCTACATCTACGGAGAGAGGTATCTTGAGAAGGCGATAGAGGACATGTGCACCAAGATGGTAGCCATAGACTTACTCATGAGCGATGATAGGAGCGTTCTCATACCTGAGGGAACGCAGAACGTAGACCTCGCATCCAAGATACAGATGTACAAGATGGACATAGAGAACACCATACCACGTTACAAAGAGGTGGTAAGTTTCCTATGACCAAGTATGACGCAGGAGACGAGATGCGAGGTAGAATCAGGGATACCTTTTCTGAGAATATATCCAACCAAGCAGAACTACTCAACTACTTCACAAAGAATCCATCCAACCTCAGAACGAGGAAGGAGAGGGAGGAGATGATGTCTGAGGGACTGACGAACGATGATGGTCTCATTACTGTAACAAAGACAGGTCTCCCAGCATCACAGGAAATCATAGACAAGGTGATGAAGAGAGTGGACGAGAGGATGCTCACAGAGGGAAATCCTGAGATAAGGGAGCACAACTTCAACTACAGAGGTGGCAAACTACTACCGATTGCAGAGGTGAAGAACTAATGGTAGCGACTTTCCTAGAGGGCATAGACGCTGTTCTCGCTGTCCTGAAAGACAATTGGAACAGGGGGAATACGGGCAACTACAAGCCTATCATCATAGACATAGCAGACGTAGGACCAGAGCGTGGAAAGAGGCTGGACATGAAGAACCACGACTACATCATGGTCTTCGAGACGGCACACAACGAAGAGACACCGGAACTATTGTATGACTTCGTTACCACTAGAATAAATATCACGTTGGATGCGAGAACCATGAGAAGCAGAAAGCACTTGCAACTCATGGAGAATGAGATAAGAAGAGCAATCCACACCAAGCGCAAAGGAGACGGTGAGAACTACGACAGACTGGTGTTCAAAACACGAACGGATTTGTCCGATAGGAGCAAAATGTTGTTCAGAACGACCTTTCAGATAGAAGTTGTTATCTTTGCAGAGTTAATCCCATGAGGTGAGAGAGAGCCATGCCGTCAACAGTTTATCGTGGAGACCTGACTGAAATCACGTTCGGTCACGAGTCAGGTATCACAATAGAGCACAATGCATTCGGCACTGTGAGGTTCATTGCCAAGTCCGGTGCAAGAGACAAAATCAAGGATACAAGCGTCATCAAGTTCAGTGGTGGCGCATCGGGAGCACCGATAGACAGCACCAAGATTGCCTTCCCAAGAGGCATGTTGGTCGGCAGTCAACTCGTCTTCAGCGGTCTGGATGGCGACCCTTGGGATGCTAATGACAACTACAGCGTGTCTGGTAGGGTATACACCATAGTCGCTCAATCCGACATCGAACTCACCATATCCCCACATCTGCTTACAGACCACAGCAGTGGTGACATAACGTCAGACTCAGGTGCTCTGCACATACTTCCATTCAAAACTCCCAGCATGGACACATCCATGACTCATGCAGGTCACGCAAATGATGCTGCTGAGAGGGTTCTCACTGACCAGTTCGTAGGACTGGTAGGCACTGTGGCTCTACCTGAGACCGTCGTGGACCTGAAGAGATACCACGTGGTCGGTCTAGGTCGAGACGTAGCAGTACAGACTCCGGGCAGGTTCATCAATACAGGCGGCTCTTTCGAGTGCAACATACACAACGGTCGTTGGTTCTACTACGCACTAGGTCACGAGTTGGCCAAACTACCACTAACAACCATAACCGGTAAAGTCGAAGAAACTATCGCAGCAGGAACGGCCACCCATATACAATTAGACGGGGCAATCACAGGAGTCGGTGCTGGAGATGCAATCTTCAAGAGCGACGGGACATATGTAGGTAGATTGACCGCTGTTTCCGATAGCGGAGCAAACAGTACCATGAGATTCGAGGAGGGTGGCACTAAGGTTCAGTTGACGACAGCAGACACGCTCGCTTTCAGTCCATCTGCTCTGTGTGGTCCTACAAGTACTACAACAAGCCTAGAGACTGACGGTGCTATCTCGCCCGGTGACTCCTACTTCGCCTACAGTGGCACTGCTGTCAGCGAACTAGGTGCGGGTGACAACGAAGCACCAGCAGCAGGCGACTATGTGATAATCCCTGAGTTCAACACCACAGATGTACACACTCACAGGGAAACAGCAAGCGACGGCACTTGGCCAGCACAGGGCGCTGATAGCGTCATAAGCAAGGCTATCAAGACCGAGATAAGAAGGATAGTCGCCATAAACAACAGCAAGATATGGGTCGATGACCCTTTCAACTTCAATCATGACACCGACATGGACATCTACTTCTGTAGGTTCATGGCAGACGGGTCTAACGGTAGTCCTAATCTCCTCACCACAGCGGCTAGTTCTAGTGCTGGGACTTTCGGTACATTACAGAATCCAGTTGAGAAACTCATCTACTCCAGAACCAACCTACCATCTTTCGCTATGGAGGTTAGCATCAGGAGAAATGACACAGGTCTTGGTGCAGGCACAGCAGCGACAGAGGTCGTGGATGGTAGTGCAGGTGACTCAAAGCAACTCACACGTGTCTTCCGTGGATGCAAGGTGAAAGACTTCTCACTCAAGGCTGATACTGATGCTGCCTTAAAAATGACAGTGAACTTCGATGCTGCTCTATGTTACACCGACACTGGTAGATTGGAAGACTCAGAAGAAGGTGACAGGTACGACGCACACAGACTCTTCGAGGATACGGCCAACACAGAGGTCAAGAGGAAGGAGTCCGGCATAGCCAAGAGGACTCAGAAGCCATTCATGTTCTACAATGGTACGATGAGGGTCAAGGGCACTACCCTTGGGCAAGTCGTCAGTTTCCAACTCAACGGCAGCACCGGAGTGCAGCAGTTCTACACCATCACAGGTGCTAACGTCGCTGACTCTAAGACCGACCAAGTACCATACGCAGGCACTAGAAACCCAACCATATCCGTCGCTGGCAAGACCGAGTACGACATGGAGATGGAGATAATAGTAGACGACCCGCTGTTCTACCACAACATGAGAAGAAGCATAGATAACTTCGATGACACTACAACAGACACCACTGACGCTGACATGATACGTTTATCATTCGTCAAACAGGGCGGTAGTGGTACTAAAGAGACCATAGAGATTCTAATTGATGACTACTTCATTACAGAAGCACCACTGCCCATACCTGAGGACAAAGGACCGATAAGGAGCATGCTGAAGATAATGCCTAAGTCAATCAAGGTCATAACGATTGACCCTGTGTTCCATTCCTGAGGTTTTGAAGATGATGCCAGCACTAAGAGAGAGAGCCAAGAGATTCAACAGAATCTCCAAAGAGGACTACCTCTCTTGGATGTCCAGTAGGACTGGTGTAGAAATCACACATGTACCATCAAGGGAGAGAGCGCACATAGACGCTGCTTTCGAGGCTGCTCTTGCTGCACCTGAGGTGGTAGAAGAGCAACCCGCTTGGGTGGATGCTGCTGAGGAAGTACTAGCGCAAGTAGAACCTGAGCCAGAACCTGAGCCAGAACCTGAGCCAGAAATGCAACCTGACGTTCCTGAGGAAATACCTGACCCTGATGAGGATGAGGAACAACCTGACGTTCCTGAGGGAATAACAACCGATTCTCCATTTGACATAGACATAAATTACGATTCGATGACTGTCGCAGAACTACGTGACATATGTAGAGACAGAGGACTTACGATTCGAGGTACTAAGGCTGAAGTCGTGCTCCGACTAAGGAGAGACGACGAAGGCATTACCGAAGAAACACAACCAGATGATGAGACCGAAGCCCCCGAAGAGGAAATACCAACCTCACCCGGTGACACTGTGACCGAAGAAATGGCTGCTGAGGAATCGTCGGATGCCCCCGCTGAAGAAGCGGCTGTAACCGAGGAAGTGACAAACAATGACGAAAGTAGTGAACAAGAGGAAGATATTAACGAATAAAGAAGAACACAAACATGAGATACAAGTCGATAGGGACGACCCTGAGGCTATCATGGAAGTGTGGATAAGAGACATAACTTATCTAGATGTACAGAAAGCAGCACAAACGATGTTCGTGGTGAATGAATCTGGCGTTTCTCTTGATTTAGAGGCATACTGGTCGTATGCTTTCACTAATTGGGTCGTAGGCACTAACCCGGAACTGACCATAGAAGAAATGAGACAACTCAATGCATATGCTGGTGAGCAACTAGCATCGCTCCTCCCGAAGCCTGATGAGATGGCGGAGGCTATGCAAGGGGGGTTTACCAAAGCGAGCAACTGAGGGTTGAGAGTTTTCTGAAGAGACAAGCAATAGAGTCATCAGAAGACATCGAACTCCAACTACAGTTGTTTGCATACAACATAGCAAAACATTACGGGATTTCACTGACAGAGGTATACAACATGAGCGAAGAGATATTCAGACAGTCTCTAGTATGGGCCATGGTGTACGACGCAGAGGAAGAGAAACATGCAGAGGAAGCGAGGGTCAGGTCCAATACTGAGAGCAATGACATAGTAAAACTAGACTACTCCTTCTTGCAGGAGGATGACTTCTAATGGCATTCGCTCCAATATTGGCATCCCTTGCAGCCATCAACTCATCAACCACTTTGATTCAAGGCGGTATAACTGCTGTACAAGGCGGTATAAGTATGATAGGCACGCTTTTCAGTGCAGTATTCAACAAACTAGGACAACTCGCTGTGAAGATATTCACCAAGATTAAGGATTTCATAAAAGACAAGGTGATACCTGCACTTGAGCCTTTCATAGGTATAGCGAAGAAGGTGTTCAATGGTGTGTTGAATATAGCAAAGAAAGTAATAGGCTTCATCGTTGATGGCTTCAAGAAGATACCTGAGGCTTTCGGCACGATAAAAGAGAAACTGACAAATGCCATAGTGGGCATACCTGATTTGTTTGGCACTCTCAAGGATAAAGCAATAGACAAACTGGTTGCTCTAAAGGACTTCATCTTCGGTATACCGTCTAAGATAAGCGAAGCAATAGGGAAGGCATTCAGTAAAATAGGCAAGTTGGTCAGTGGATTAAAGAGCAAATTAGCAGGTGTTGGTAAGTTCATAGGCGACCAGTTCGCCAAGGTAGGCGACATAATGCTGTGGCCTTTCAAGCAAGTTTGGAATATAATCAAGAAAATCAAGGATGCAATCGCTGGTGCTGTTGGTGGTCTGATAGACAAAGCCAAAGGACTATTCGGTGGTAATAAAAAGAAGAAAGAATCTGGTGGTACTCAAATAGGAACTGCTGTATCTGGTGGGGTTAATCAGTACTTCACAATGAATATCAACATCTCAGGAGTGACAGACCGTTCTGACAAGAGACAACTAGCCAGAGAGTTAGGTGAATTGATGCAAGAGGAAACTGCCAGAGCACTAGGTGGCACAACGACAAAAAGTAGGTTTGCATAATGGCGGCGGCAAATGGTGTTCCTATCAGGCTGGTTCATGACAATGGGCAGTTGACTGAGATAAACGCCACTAGCATGACCATGACAACACAGAGAAAGACAGGTGGTATGCCCACACCTTTCACTGGTGGTATAAGAGTAGGACTTGACCTGAACATGAACAAGTCGATGATACTAATCAACGCAGTACTTACTGACGACAGGAATCTAGTGGGTTCTAGTATTGCTTCCAAATCAAGGATAGATTTCTCTTTCATCCTACTAGGAGGCCAGATTCAGAGTTACCTAGATGGTGGTGGTGCTACTAATTCCAACATAGCCAAGTTGTTCAACAATACTTATTTTGAAGGTTCAGACGAGTTCAGTTTCTCTACCATACAGTTGACATCACATGACGGTACAACCTTCGTCATTAAACTCCAGAAACTCTCATCGGGCACATTCACCAATACCACCAACACCGATTACATCATAGGAATCAACCCTGCGGGTTCACTGACACACGCAGGTTTAGCCACTGCTTTCACAGACCTGATAAACAACACAACCAGTTTAGCGGCAAAGTTCACCGCATCTAAATCAGATTCAGTTACCACAGGTGAATCCAACACCATAGTCACCATAACACAAAACACAGTAGGTGAGGATGGAGACAACCTCACTCCTATATTCTCACGGAAGCCTAACGGATACAGACCTCCCCAACATGAGAAGTTCGCAGGTGGACTAACCGTCTCCAAGAGGTCAGCAGGAGACAAGGCGATGGACCTATATGGCATTATGAACAACTCCAAGAAAGAAGGTATTGAGAAGTTCGCTCTAGGGTTAGGTATGGTAGTAGGAGGAAGTGCTGCTGCCTTTACCGGAATCGGTGCTCCTGTCGGTGTTGGCGTAGCGGCAGCAGGTGTGGGAATTATGATGGACGGGGCAGGTAGAGGTAGCGGATACATCAAGGGTATACAGATACCATACAACTCGACAATACAAGCGGATGGCGATAACTTCGTCTCTCGCAACTTCATCATGCCGACAGGCTTCGGCAAATCATTCAAGGACAAGAGGAGCGATAACAACTCCAATCCAGCAGGTGCTACCTTCACAGGCAACACAACAGGCATAAAAGGCACAGTAAACAAACTAGACATCACATACAACGCAGGCGAGAATGTCTACGACATTGTGATGAACTTCGTACCTGTGGACTTCTTGTTGTGATATCATGCCTATACTCGGACGCTCAAATCACGCTTTCTTGTTTGACGGCGTGTCAGACAGCATAGTAGTACCACAGGGCACTATGAGCCGCTTGGGAAAGCAGACATCAGATGGCATTAAATCGAAGGTAAACATACTGGGTGAAAAGCAACACATAGAGGGCGAGGGTACACTGTCTGGTGTACTGAGTACTCAGATATGCATAGAGGCTTGGGTCATACCTGATTGTGGCGGTGTCGTGGTAGAGAAGGAAGACCAGTTCAAGTTATCATTGGGCGAGGTAGACACACCCGGTCCTGCGACATTCGAGGTGTTTCTGAACACTGATGCGGGTCAAGAACATCATTTCCTATCAACAGGAACGAAAGTCTCTGGGAGAGGATACGAAGGTGTAGTGTATCCTGCTTCAGATTTCGGCGGTATACACTCGTCTTACAACAAGTACAGCGGCTCACACGACGACCCAACCACGCTCAACACAGACCAGCGACCACTGATGCACATAGTAGCAGCAGTGAGAAACAACTCCATAGAACTCTACATCAATGGTGAACTCATGGTATCCAAGGAGTTGGTAAACAGAACCCTGAGCATAGCCAAGGGCAACGCACATGTGTATGTGGGTGGTAAAGGAGGACAATTCAGGGGAGTGATGGAGTCACTTCACATCTCTGGTCACTTCGATGAGGGTACTATAGAGAGGTCTGCACCCATAGCCAACGAGAATACGTTGCTGCTTTATAGGTTTGAAGAACCAATAGCACCTATAGAGGATGTCTATACCTTCTCCTCGATATCAGATAACAGCACTACCATGGATGGACAGAGTGTTACCATATCCCAGATATCACTCAGCACTGCTGATGCAGTCAAACTAGCCAAGAAACTCACTGGTTTGGAAACGGTATCGGGTAACTACGTGTTCTCGAAGGACAGCACACACAAGTTCTCAGGAGGGGACTACAAGGTCGTCAACTACCTACAGAACACAGGTACTCCAACCACATACGCAGTCTCTCACACACCATACAACCTGCTCATCAATGCCGGTGCTACAGACAGAGATGTGTTCAAGCCCAACAACAAACCGCCAGAGAGAGTCAGGCTTCACAACATCAACACATCTACCGGTAACTGTCTCGTGTCCAGCGTGCATCTGGACTTCTCCAGTTCACTGAACGGACTTCGTAAGGCTCTACATAGCAGAACAGCGGGTGTTGACAACTACTTCGTAGTCATAGGTGCTGACCTACTGATAGACAGTGCCAGTGGTAGACCATACCAACCACCTCATCATTCCACACAGATGATAGACAGGACAGGGCAAATGGTGATTGACGAAAGTCAGTTTGGTTTGCACGGATTCGTCTACTCGACTAACATGGCAACAGACACCTCAGACAACGCATACGCAGTCACTTGGCCCACTGACGTAGACACATCTCTCCAATTGGGTCACAGTGGTAGACATACTCTCAACCACGTTGATGGTCATGATTTCCTCAAGATGATGCCAAGAGCACAGGAGGAGATAATCGACCAGCAGATAGACGGTTCTGCTGACATCATAGATGTGATGTACGATGTCTCCAAAGGTGGCATCTCCGACCAGATATCAATAAACAGCAGAGTCGATGTCTACAGAGACCAAGGTACGGTTCTGATTGACGAGTTAATCAATAACACAGAGGCACAAGTAGTATTTGACAACGGGTTGGTTGATGCAGAGAAAGAGGTGATTGCAATTGGTGGTCCTAGTTTCGACTATCTACCATTCATGCTGAAAGGACCTGTCCCACAAGACCTAGACAATCTGAACACAGAGACACGCAGACTTCACCTCAGACCCAGTGAGAAGAGCAGAATAGCCCTTCTCAAAGTTCCCGCACTGACTTCGTACAATCTTGCTCCCTTCGTCAAGGTCTACTACAATGCGATAGACCTTACTGGGGCTAGCATGAGCGGTGTCACACAACCCCTGCTGATGGTGGAGAAGACAGTACCTGCTGGTTCTACTATAGTCACCGGCACTACTACTGTCTTCAGTCTAATCAAAACTGCAATAGAGACAAGCACAATAAGGTCAGAGTTGTTCGCTGCTGGTGGATACATCGACTTCACAGATGTTGATGTTCTCAAGGGGTCATTAAGGCAGAACCACTCTCTGATAGGTGATGTCAGTGAGGGATATGAGTCAGACGACGAATTGGATGAGAGTCTCACACCAATCAACCACAAACCGATGACCCCCACCGGAATCACTGTAGATGGTAAGCAAGCCTCTGGTGGCGGTACTACCATCACCACCAACGGCACTAGCAGCGAGAGCAGCAACATAGCAGAGGGAGATGACATCTACAACTCAAACCTAGCATTTGTGGGCACAATAGCGTCAGGAGGGATAGGGGCTAACATCACCCTCACGGATAACCGTGCTGTTGCTATTACCGATGGAGAGGAGTTATTCATAGGTATAGGCACTAATGCACATCCTAACAAAACACCTCAGATAATCACAGCCTCACACACACCTACCACGAAACACGACTCTGTGTTTCACAAGATGGTCATAGAACCCAGCAGAAGCAAGAACGACTCCTTGACAGATAAGGGACTGTACTTCAGAAGAGAGCCTAGCGAGGTCATACAGTCACCATCCAACGGTGAGTTCGACAAAGCAGGCACTGCCTCTGGGACACACATATACGAAATGTTCGATATCATCGACAACCAATTTCAAGATGATGGTAGCGTAAGGATGTTCATACAACCCTCCGATAGGAGGAGAGTCAACCAACTCTCAGGATTGAGGTCGCAGTCTACCGATTTCAAAGAGCCTAACAACATCACCATGATGTATCTGATGAGCAGAGCCAGAATCAGGGCAGTGCTGGATTCTGACCAAGGTGGTGAGAGTTTCACCACAGTACGTTGTGTGGGTCTCACAGAATCGACAGTCAACAGGTCAGTAAACGTGAGAGGAAAGGGCAGTCCAGACTCACAGGTGGTCAAGGAGATAGAGCCTAACGCACCAGTAGTCACAGTCACCCTCGGTGGTCCGGGTCAGGGTGCTATGGATGTCAAACCCACATATGACCCAAGCCCGCTAGCCAGACTCCCGTTCTCCACGAGGAGGAACATGTGTGCTGTCGGTTATCTAGCGGTATCAGGCTCAGGGGGCGGTCGAATTGCAGTCAAGCCACTCAACAACAACTCATCAGACCTAGCATCTTGGGGCACATACGGATTCCCCAAGGCAGGCAGGGTCTACCTACAAGACGGTGCTAGTGCTAGATATGACAGCAAAACCTCATCAGAGTTTGTCTTCACAGACGCAGCCAGCGCAGGAGCAGGTAAGTTCCTACTAGCCAATGGCACTGAGTTCACAGACTTCTCAAGTTGGCTATCAGCCACTGACATCTCCAAAGGCATATCATCGTTAGAAGATATCAATGTCTCAGTAACACTGTTTGCAGACCGCTTCTTCGATGAGTCATCACTCGCTGAGGATGGCTCTACCATCAACGACAGGATGTTCCAAGGCATGAGCGATGTGCAGCATGACTACCAACTCGGCACTCAATACGCAAGCACAAGGGCGATGGTAGAGATACCGTTCTTCGCAAACCAGTTCTTCGATGACGTGCGAACGGGCACTTTCCCCGGACCAGACAACTCGTTCAAGATTCACATAGATGCTACACACACCCCACACACGTACAACCCAAGTCCTGTGGGTAGGAGACCGAAGGGTGTAGAACCAACAGATAGGGAAGCGATATCAGCCTACACCCTAAACAAGAGGCAGAACCAATACGCCCCCTCGACAAGAATCACGAAAGTGACATCCAATCCATCCTTCTACTTCATTCGTGTAGAGGACATCGGAATCTTCCCAAGACCGCAATATGGTGCTCTACTGATGAATGAAGATAACACCGACGACGAGAACTATCAGAATGTCGATAATGTCAGGAACTACAGGAAGGTCTTCCTACCCAGTGGTGAATGGGCATACTACGTCCAAATATCGACCACTGTGGGACAAGCATCACTCTACATACCTAAGGACAACGGTGCAGAGAATTGGGCATTCTCGTCAGGATTCCTCGATGAGGCTGTTGTTGGTGCTTCAATAACTACTGGTGGACCTTCACTTCCACTGGAGGGTATAGTTCCCATAGGCTCTGATGCCTTCACACCATCCTCGGATTTCGAGAACAGGTCGGAGTACTACCACGACTCAGCCAGCGTCAAGACACAGGGAGGCAATGTGGACTACGGAATGCGCCAGTACGTGAGCGCAGTGGAGTTCAAGGAAGGTCCTGAGTCCAATCCACACGCACCTAGGATAGTCTCAGGCAGGGCTGTCGGCAATGTGGTCACTGCCGCACACAAGAACCTATCAGGCGGGAATGGTTCTTTCATCAACCAAGTCCTAGTCACCATGTCTGACGAGGACATGGACCTCTTCCCTGACTTGGACTACGAGGACATGAGCACGTACTCCTTCTCCTCAGGTGAGTTCCTCTACGAAGCAGAGACCATACTAAGCGACGGCACTGTTCAGAAATTGCATTACTACGGAAGACTCACCAAGAACAGCATCAGCGACACCATAGCACCCAATGTCTTGGTGTTCGTATATAGAGCAGCATCATCATCCACACCTTCTTGGGTTACAAATCTACCCGGCAAGGAGTTGAAACTCATTAGAAGGGTGAGGGATATCTTCGGTGCTGTTGACGGGGATGACGGCAACAACGCAGCCTTGAAGGAGGCCAACAACGAGAATATAGCCAAGACTTTCAAACCCACTGGTGACGATGCTTGGACAATTATAGCGGCAACAAACAGTGCAACTGTTACAATTGAAAATAGTAATGGAAGACTCGCTGGTGCTAACACTCTAGGCTTGAATCTAAGAATAGGCGATTTGATTTACTCAGAGGAAACCGCCAGCAAGATACTCTTCATAGGTACAGTGGCTGCTATAGAAGATTACGATAACGGCACATATGATGTCACCCTGACAGCCAACGCTGCTAACGCTGCGGCAGATGCTGACAACGTACCACTCAGGCTTTCCATAGCCAACGCATACGAGGAAGACGCTGACGCTATTCTCAACAAGTCTTGGAACTATCCATATGCTGCTGGTGGACTGAGAAGCGGTGATACGATATGGGCCAACATGACAATCAACAACCCCTATGCGACAGAGGGATTGTTCTCCAAGAGCAGAGGTGTGTTCAATGAGGCTCAGGTATGGAAGGGCTTCAACGGTGGTGTGGCTAGTCTCGCTGCATCCAGACCTAGGGAGAGCGTGCCATTGGAGAACTTCCTCATCGGTGACACCTGCCTTGAGACAGCGATAAACTACGCACAGCACGTCAATCAGACAGTCAAGGAGAACTACAAATCACTAGGACTTGATGAGGCAGATGCACCCAAGGTGGCTTACGTTGACCCCTATCTGGCTGACGATGGGCATGCTAGGGTGCTTCTCTATGACGTTGCTCATGACAAGGAGTTCATAGCATTCCAAGACCTACACATGCAGGTTCAGACCAGCGCTGATGCAGTCACTATCGGCAGACCGAGGAACATGGTGGTGGGTAGCGGTTCAGCACCAGTGGACTTGGCTGAGTACACTGCTACCTTCAACGGTGGTGGACCATCATGGATAACCACCCAGATTGACGTAGCCAACGGTTTCCCAAGTGAGAACAGGTACATTCGCTCGACACAGCAGTCCAAGTTCATAGAGAGTGCATACTCGCATGACCTAGCCAACAGGATAGGCACTAACATAATGACAGCAGTCAACGGGACTCTACCATCTAACCTACCTGCTAGCGCAACCACATCCTCATCACCGGGAATATACGGCAAGGCTCACGGCCATCACGTACATACTGGGTACAGCATATTCGGTGAGGCCAACAAGTACTCAATGGGAGACAGTGTTCTACCGAGGACAAACGACTCGACAGTCAATCCATTCACAGCGAACAGCGACCATGCATTCTCAAGGACCAAGAGGTCATTGACCGAGGCATTCACTGCTGCACTCGTCAAACTGAGAACAGACACCAGCGGTGCTACACTGAGAGACCCGTCAACCTTCTTCGACACACCAGACGGCACTCGTGTCATACCAGCCTTCCTGTGCCTCAAGGGGATAAGAGACACACCGCTAGACCTCACAGGGCATGAGGAGAGCAGGCTACAGCATCTGAAGCAATGGACGGACATGGATTTCCTGAGAAGACTCTCGATAGACTGCGGCGCTGTTGCAGGTAAATCCGGTGTGGTATCCATAGAATCAGCAACTCAGGAGATTGTCAGGCAAATCAACCAATCAGGCGCACCCAAGGGACAAATCGTAGTTGACAAAGACACTACTGGTAGTGCCCATGACCCCGCTCCCTTTTGGGATACAGACAAGGCGTTCTCCTCTCGTGATAGAGGAACGCACATGGGATACGTCAGAGCACACATGGGCAGGGAGGTGCAGGACAAGAACGGCAACAGGGGATTCACCGTGGTCATACACAGCACCGTTCCGGGTGCTAGTGGTAGGAACTTCTGCGTATGGCTAGACAACAGCAAGGGGCAGAGCGTCTACCAACCAGACTTCCTCATAGGACATGGTGGTAGATGGCGTAACTTCTGGGCGCTTCCTGAGGAGAAGGAGGGTGAGAACATGCACCCTGCACCCATGCCACTCAACAAGCACGGCAGACCGTTCGCACCGATAACCACTCTCACACAATACATAAATCCAGAGGAGACGGGTGAGGATGTAATCAGCACGACTGACTTCACTGATTCTGACGATGACAGCAGTCCTGTCATCAGAGCAATATCAAATGCCTTAGGTGGGGGGCAGCAGTTCAACACAGTCAATACAGAGTCATTCTCCACAATAGGCTCATCATCAACCATAATACAGGGACTCAGAGTCGGTAAGAACTCCTTTGGTAGAGTGAACTTCGGTGGGCTGGTAGCCAGTGGCGTACCCGGTTTCTCACCAATAGCAGGACCTTGGGGCTTTGGCAAGAAGGGTTCTCAGTCATTCCGAGACACATACGGTAGGTCGAGCGTGGCAGTAGCCTACACCGACCACACAGATGCGAATCAACTGAAGTCCGACACACTAGGTGACTCACCGATATACGGACTCAAACTCACAGACCACAGGGGTGGCAATCATGGTATACGATACATCTACAGAGGTGCAGGACTAGGTTTCGCAAACGACAACACAGTTCTCCCAGACACCATATCCAACGAGGTCTGCGTCTTCTTCGATGATAGGGATATGGCTCAGGGTGGTTTCACCATAGGCAAGCACATGCGTGGCAAAGGTGATGCCACTGGTAGAATGGACACCAGCAATGCCAGCACTATGACTCAGAAGGAGTGGACTGGCAACAGATGGAGAGGTGTGTCTGCACCGAATATAGCGGTCAACTGTGGAATAAGCAGAAGCAGTACCACTCTCACGGTGTCGTTACAAGCGCCATTCAACAACGCTAGTGGACTTGTACATCATGATGTGCTTGGCTACCTAGGTTTCCCACTAACCGACGGTATGATACAGGTGACTGATTCTGGAGGAGGCAACGAGGGTATGACCTATTCCTATACAAGGAGAACGCAGAACGACAAGGACGGTACTCACCAGTTCTTCGGTATTGCTGGTGATGAGGTAGAACACACATACGATACTGCTGGATACCTCATTAGTCCTGTACTCAATTGGACCACACTCGTGACTGACGAGTTGATGGCTGCTGTCACTACTGCTGCAATCAATGCGACAACGAGCCAGTTGATTGAGGGAGTGAACTTCGACTGCACCGAGATGTACGCCACCAACGGCAAGACGTTCGGTGACATGGGTGTGTCTGCCGATGCCATCACCATACGAGCATTCGACCCGACCAAGAACATCACTCCCATATCAGACCTCTTCAGCGCATCCATACACAGCGACTTGGGGATACAGGCAGCACACGTCGAATTAGGAGAAGTGGAGAAGACTGAACTGCTATCAACAGGTTGGGCTTTCGGCACATCAAGAGCCACAGCAGATACAGACATAGAGACCAACAGGAGGATTGCCTGTGGCTACATACCCAAGACCGTGCTACAGATAGCCACCAGAAGCAGAGGGCCTAACGGCAACACAGCCACACCAGTGCTGGTTGACTCCCTGAACAACCCCGTTGACATCAGCGATTGGAGGAAGAACCTGAAGGGTGAGAGTTTCACACGCCACAGCGGTGACCACATCCTGCCTATGATAAACAACCCGACTGCTATGTTCGACAAGAACGCAACAAACACCGACTGGGAGGCAGATAACACTCAGAACATCACACTAGACCACGAGATGTGGAACTTCCTCATACCAGCAGGACAAGAGGGTTCTAGCAGCAGGATACCATCCTTCGGTGAGACCAAGACCATCTTCATGAATGACAAGAAGTCTGTCACTGTGGAGAGCCTCAACGGTGGAAATAGCACGACCAAGTTCGTCTGGTCAAACTCATCGGAGGACTGGCCTGCAACTGAAGTAAACGACAACGTAGTCTTCTCGCACTGGGCCACTCTGGATGTGACCAAGCACTTCGATGGACTGCGCTCGCTAGGCAGCGTGTTCTCCGAGCCATACGTGTTCTTCAGAGGAGGGAAGAGCAGCACTGACCACAGCGTGCCCCTGTTCTTCGGTGGTGGATTCAGCGGTGTGACGCTCGACATCAACGACGGTACGAAGAACGACTACTCCTCATTCTACACACACCCGTATGCGAATGGCCCTACAGGAACTACAGGCATACAGAACGCCAACGAGATATCCACCAGTTTCGCCCTGCTTGACGGCAATGCGATGTTCGCCTTCTTCCCCGGTGCTGCTTTATGTAATCAACACAGGGGAAGCATACTACCACCGATGTTCAACAGGGACAACATACTGTCCCCAGACATATCGAGGGGTGGTGTGACAATCAACAGCAGTCACCCGAACAGCACCCCTTACACCAACAACTCCGGCACTAATGTAAGAGTGCAGAAACCCAGCCCACTGATTCTGAGGTTCGCACATCCCACCGCCAGATACGAGGACCACAAGGACGCTAGTGTGGAGAACAAGACGACATACATCATCTTCGGACCGGGTCAGGCGTTCCCATTCGCACAGGAGGTAGCAGACAACGCCGGTAGTTACAACATCAAGCAGCCTCATCCGGGCAGGGTCATAGTGAACGGTAACGGGCACAGCAAAGTACCCAAGGCGACTGATGCAAGGAGATTCCCCAACCACATAGAAAGCGACGGGGTGTTGGCCAATGGTACATTCGGTGATGGCTACTTCATGCCTGAGGCCTCTGCCTACCAGTTGGCAAGAGGCAGATTCCACTGGAGGACTACTCTCAATTGGGAGACACCACAAGGCAAACCCAACCTAGCGATACTCAAGCAGTCACAGGCATCAGGCAGGATGTACGGTAATCACTTCAATTACAGGACAGCGACATCTGGCATAGATGACGATTTGAAGAAGGCCCACCCAATGAGACACTGCTCAGTGATTGGCCACGGTGTAGCCATGGCCGCAGACATGGTGTATCACATGGATGGTGGATACCACCCCGGTGGTCATTGGATGGACAACCAAATCACATTCAACCCCCCACACCCCAAGGGCGAAACCATACTACAGAGATGGGGTAGCGGTTCAGCGAACACAGTGCTACATCCAAGCGCATACAGGGTGGCAGGACCAATCACCACCAAGGTACTGGCATACAGCGAAGACGTTGCCTCTAGCGAGGTGGACATGGAGTACATCATCGTGGATGCCACGAGATGTCAGAACGGTGAGGAACTCGCCACAATAGTGGGTTCTGCAATCAATGCCTTCCCCGGCGCTGGTGCACTCAAGGCCATGGGTGGTACACACATGCCATCAATGGGTAATGCGATGAGGCAAGATAGGTATGGTTGGA